AGATAGGGTTTAAGCCCACACTCACGATAGAAGTAATCGGCTAACTGCTTGGGCGAGTTAAAGTTGATGTCATGTCCTACTTCTTCTCTGAGCTGGTGGGCTAGGCTATCAAGTTCCAGTTGTTGTTCCTTCTGGTAGGCTAACATACCTTGGACGTCAACTTTGATACCTCTCTCTCCCATGTATAAGAGAGGTTCGATAAGCTTCCTTTGGCGTTCGTAGGTGGGAATATTATCCTGTTTAGCCAACACCTCTTGCTGCTTAGGGAAGGCTTCAACTGGAACTATCGAGTCCATACCGTTGTAGTTCCACCACTGGTTCCATGATCCAGCTTGCATCTTCATCCACTTCTTACCATCAGCTTTGTAGTATGGTATGTCAGTGTGCATAGAGGTGACGAAGTCTAGACCGGCAGGGAAGTCAGGGAAGGCGATCTTCTGAGCTATCTGAGTACAGTGGATTGGCCCACGAGGGATGATCCCATACTTGTGAAACAAGAACTGAGTGTCGAAGATGAAGTTAGCCCCGACTTTGCTGATGTTAGGATCTTGGATGATCCTGGCCAGCAGCAACATTATTTCAAGTTCCTGATCTGGAGTAAAGTAGTCTCCATTGGAATCCCTGAATGGTATGCAGGCTGCTTGGTCAACTGCCCATCCAACTGAGAAGCAGTCAACTTCCCCATTGATAACTTCAATGTCGATAGCAATAGTCTGGCCTCGTAAGCCGACCTCATAGGTATGGTCAAGGATAGACTTGGACTCTTCGAAAGTTGGTGCAGTATAGATCTTGCGAGGTGTTCGGTGTATGCCTTTGAATTCCGCTTCAGATTTCGCACGAAGGAGGTCCTCACAGATTAAGGGTTTGTTGAGATAGTTGAACTTCGGAGGGAGGACTGTAGCAGGATGGAAGGTAGGGACGATCTTCACACCTGGGACAAGTTCAGATTCGATCACAGATCCACGCCACTTGGTGATACCGAGACGATTACAAAGGGCTAGGAGAGGAATGTTCCCGAAGGCTACGATGCAGTTCAAGTTGAGGCTTCGGAGTTCCTCTCCTAGTTCTTTGATATAGAGGTTTCCCTCTGGTGAGATGGTGAACTTTCCTTTGGAATAGTCGACATTGATATATCCTGATAAGGGCATATCAAGGTCCTTGATCACGTTAGTGATATAGATCTGTGATCGTGGGATCTTTGTCATTTGTAAGCAGTCATCGAGTAGTCGACCTGACTGCCCGATGAAGGGTCGAGGAGGAGTTCCGCGTATCTCCTCATACCCAGGCTGCTCACCAACGAAAGCGAGCTTAGCTTCCCTTGGGCCAGAAGGTGGGACGAATGTTCTTTTCATAATTAGCTCACCTTCATGCTTGTGTATCCATCCAGGCCATTAAGGGTCACGGTGTCTCCCTTATTAATAGCTGGAAGGTCCAGATAGGATAAGACTTCATTATTAAGTATGAACTCTACTCTAGGTTTATTGTTTAGTATAATCCTAATAGAGTCATACTTAATGTAGGCAACATTTGACCCACTCATCATCTTAGACATGAACTCTGGTGTGAACTTTACATTACCCATAGCTAACCTCCACGTTAGTTTGTGTGAATTTTGAACGGACTAATTCAGCTCACCTTTCTGTGAAAGCAGGTGGGCCTTAACCAGGAAGGAATCTTTATAGCCCTTGCTAAGTTCAAACCCAACCGCAGACATCCCCAGGCTAGCAGCAGCAATAATACCATTGCCACTACCAAGAAAAGGAATAAGAACACGAGAGCCAGGAAATGCAAAGGTGTCATAGACCTCCTTCATTAAGTCGATGGGACGTTCAGTAGGGTGGGTTTTCTGGGAAGGAGGAACAGGGGAGACCCTGAAGTCGTTGGACCTCCCAGCTTTGTTAAGTACCGGCTGACCCTTCCAAGCGTAGAAGAACATTTCGTAGGAGGAGGCGAGTCGGATAGTAGGATTCATCGACTGGCCAGGAGTGGACTTAGTCCAGATACCGCACATTCTGGTAGTACCAAACCCTGCGGATATAAGGGATCGGTAGATCACCTCGAACCAAGGCTCAGGTGCGAACCAACAGATGAGCCAAGAGTTGGGGAGCATTACTCGGTAACACTCCTTGAAGAGGTTAAGGAGGAATGCAGGATAGTCGGACTTATCTACTTCGTTATAGTTGTCCAACATATACTGAGACTCCCCATCCTTACGTTTCTGCTTAGTAAGGTCGATACCGTAGGGAGGGTCGATCTCGACAAGGTGGAAGATGCCATCAGGAATATCTTTGATTCCTTCGAAACAATCCTTGAGGATATACGACTGATCCATCTTAGTGAGGGTTACATCTGCAGATTGAGTCGAGACTTTTTGAGCGATCTGCTGTTTGATAGCAGCTTCGCTTACCTTGGCCAGGACCTTGGTGGCATCATTAGCTGATTTACAACTAGCAAAGAGATCAGGGTAAGCATCCATAGCGTTAGCGCGCTTGATGGCTTGAGAGACTTCACTAGCAGACTTGGCGCCGATCATCTCGGCGGTGTCCCTAGTACCCCACCCTTCCCCTCCAGGCCCAGGAGCTTTGACACCTAAGCGTTCTTGTTGTAAGTTGTGGATCTTCCTAGTGAGCGCATCCCTCTCAAACCACTCCATGTCTTTACGGAAGAAGTTTTCAGAGTCCTCGATAATAGCCATGTCGAGTTCATCGAGTTCTTCATCATAGATACGGGCTGGTATCTCAGGGATACCCTCGCTGAGGAGTACAGTGTAGCGTCGCTCACCTGCGAGGAGTCGATAGTTGCCATCTTTCAAGTCGAGTACAGCGAGAGGAGTAATGAGTCCATTCTCCTTCATGTTCTCTTTCATGGATTCAAGATCGCCTAGCTCCTTTCTAGCGCGATCATCTACCATAACATTTGCTGTTGGAATCATAGCTACACGGCCAACTTTAATCGTCATCTTTATGCTCCAAGAAGTTTTAACAGTTCCAGTTTATCTGCGTCAGACATTTTAGAGATATCTACTTTTGCCTTAGCTACTACCTTCTTAGTCCCTGAGGTTTTCTGCTGCTTGGTCTGGCGAGTAGGGGTACGCCTACTCAGGCGGATCTGCCTGATGAGTTCGATACCTTCGTCGTTGGATAGTTCGGTGATAGAAGTAATGCCAAGATCTTCTAAGTTAGCCATTGGATAACTCCTCTGAGATTTTAGTAGCTCGGTTAAGTGAGGGGATAATTTCCCTAGGCTTAACCAGCCCACTAACAATAGCAGCAGCGAAGCGATCTCCGTGTGTTTCGAGGCCATTCAAGACATCATCAAGGATAGGTTGGAACAATGCCTTGCGAAGCCCGAATTGACCGAACACTCTATCGCATCTCCGCTGTTGGGTTTCAGTTATTTCGAACACAAAGCGGGGTTTGTAGTCTTCATGTGGCATTAGGATCTCCCAAAGTTAAACTCTCGCACTAAGATGTCTGAGTTGTTGATGATGAATTTGGAGTACTGGTCATAGAGAGTTATGCTTTCACATACTATCGTCATGATCCCAGCATTGATGAGAGTTGAGAAGCAGTTCTTGCAGGGAACTACTGAGTTAAGATATAGGGTGGAGCCCCAGACATTAACACCAATCCTGGCAGCATTGGATACTGCATTCTCTTCTGCATGTTGGGCAGGACACAACCGCATACCTTCACCAGATTTGAAGCCTAGGGTCTTACGTGGACAGATATGATACTCTACTTCATAGGTAGGAATGTTAAGGGCTTTGACAAGCTCCTCGTCTTTCTCCCACCTATCAGCTCCACAGTGAGGGATTCCCCTAGCAGGACCATTGTAGCCAGTAGATAAGATAGAGTGATCTTTAACTATAATAGCCCCTATCTTGCGCGACAGACAAGGGGATTTAGCAGAGATTGATTCACAGATACCATGGAAGTATAGATCCCAGTTCATCAGTATACCCCCATGTCAATGAGTACACCTTTGAGAAGGATGGTATAGTTGCGGACATCCCTAAGCTTCTCATCCCAGGTGTCAGGGCGGAAGTCATTAGGCGTCTTGACCATATCTGCAACAGATACCATATGCTTAGCTAACATCCCCATGAGTGCGTCAGCAGGTGACACTCCTCGAAGGGCTGCAGCTGTTTTGAAGTTCGAGAGACGGTCACTGTCTGAAGCATACTCGGCTGCCTTCGCCTTGAGCATTTCAACTGAGGCCTCAAACTCCTCCGCTACCAGATTATCAAAGTCCTTTGCTAACATAGTACCTCCCAAAAGGAAACCTCCCCTGGCAGGTCGATTACCTAGACCATACCAGGGGAGGGGATTATTTAGTAGTTGGAATTGGCCGAGTCGACAGACCCAGTGACGTACTTCGAGATGGTGTTCTGCTCGCCATACTCGTCACTCTTCTGCACTCCAACGATCACCCAGCCCTCTTTGCCAATGAGGTCTTCAAAGGCGAAGGGCTTTGACAGATCCACTTCGAAGCAGGCGCAGAACTGCTTGAAGGAATAGTTGTTCATCTGCCTCTGTTTCTCCGTCAGCTTGGCGCTGTCCAGAGGATTCCAGAAGAACTGGGTGAACTCCTTCACCATTGGGTCAGAGGGATAATCAAAGCGCGGCATGAACCAGCGCGCGCCATTCTTGTCAGACATCCCCTCGTTGACTCCGATCACTCGGACCTGCGCTTCTGTACCTTTCGCCAGGATGTGCGGCTCAGGGGCGTTCTTGATCTCTTCTTCCATCATCGAGAAATCCATGATGCTCATATGCGGTGTTCCTTTCGTTGTTGTTAGTTTGTGTGAAAATTATACAGACTTATTCAAACTCCAGTCGTGGTTTATCTTCCCAAGCCAAACCTATTTTCTTGAGAAGGGCTTTAATATCAGCAGGCTCGACTGGACTGAGCTTGCCATTCGCCTTGAGGCGCGACCTAGCTTGGTACTTCCCTTGAGCTTCGATGAGGAGTTCTCGTTTCAGACCTTGGGCAGAGTCCTTAGTCTGCATAACGTAGAGTTCATCGAAGAGGAGAGGGATAGTGACCACAGCCTGGCCGATCGTTAGGAAGCGATACTCGATATTCTTCCTATAGATACCAGTGGCAGCATCGTAGGAGAGGATCTCCTCGTTCTCCTTCAGATGGCCGGTCAAGATGAAGTCACAAGGGAGCGACATCAACTTGCGAATATAGTTCTGCATTGCAGTCTTGGTGGGTACATAGTCGTGATTGCGCCTAGGGGTTTCAGCAGCATGGCCGGCTGAACCGAGTTGCTCGTTCATAGCAGCATCACCCCAAGTGGAGGCACTATCAAGGACATAGGTACCGAAGTTTTTGAAGTACCCTATTTGAAGCCTCAGTTCGATTGCCTTCTTCCAACGTGAGAACTTGGTTGGATTGAAGGGATCATCAGCTTCCCATTGGGTATCTGCTATCACATCACCTGAGTCGATCAAGTCTCGGAGGCACTTAGTACCACCAGGATCGAAGGAGTCGATGTGGATAGGTTTACGACAAGTCCTGAGGAGGAATGTCTTGCCGACTCCAGAAGGGCCAACTATCAAGGCGGAGAACCTCTTCTGGAGTGGGTCACCTTGGTAGTACTCAGTGACCCTTTTAAGTTCCTGTTTGTAATCGTAAGCCACGCTTTTACTCCTTAGTGTGGAAGTGAGAGGTTCTGTATGACGGAAGAGGGAACCGTACGAGGATCCCAGAAGTCATACTTGAACCCGAGAGGTGGTTCACCTGCTCGTTGAAGTGGATTGCTCCAGGACATACAGAAGTCGTGATAGGGACAGCCACGATAGTCGCCACAGGATTTAGAGTTACATCGGAAGGCGTTCATGACGTAGTCGCTTTCTTTACAGTGGGATAACCTATCCATGTCACGATCTAGGTCGTCATAGATATCATTCACTGTCCATAACCAGACATTCATCTGATCAGGGGACTTGAATGCAGGTACGCGTCGAAGAGTGGCCTGATACCCAGCAGCACGAGCACTGGAGCCGCGCTTGAGGAAGGCAAATCCTATACCACAGAACTCTACTCCGAGTACCTCGTCGATAGGGTATTGGCAGTAGAGACAGTGAGTGTAGGTTCCATTCTGGATACCGAGAAAGAACTGATTAGCCCACTGGTCGTTGTTGATATAGGATTCTTTGGTTGTCTTGTGATCCCACGAGAAGACCTTACCATCTGAGAGACGTCTCATCTGGGAGTCCATCTTGTAGTGAAGAACACGAGTGTCAGAGATGGGAACAGTGCCGGCTATTTCAGTAAGCTTGACACCGTCTTTGACGATCACCTCGTTCTCGTCCAAGTCGTGGGATCGTTCCTTGTAAAACTTGAGCAGACCATTAAGCGCACCGTAGGGATTCTTAGGTGAGTACATGGCATCTGTGGATTCATCAAACTCGAGACGGTAATAGTCAAGGAACTTAGTGAAGGCTTCATCGACTTGGTCATAGCCATAGAGGAGTTGATGTTCCCTAGCTATGTGCCATGCCTGGCCGAAGTACAAGTCGTGGGCCGGCAAGTCCATCCGCCAGCCTAGGATATACTCATAGAAGTATTTCCTCGGACAGGTTTGATAGGTTTCCAACTTGGATGAGTCGAGGACGCTCCAAGTAGGGTGTGGTTGTAAGTTGAGGGACATCACTTCACCACCTTTACTAGGTTAATGTCAGAGAGTTCCTGAGTGAG